CTCAAATGGAGTTTCAACTTTTGTCCGATAGTCCTTGGTCAGAAGATCACCCATGGTATTCTCCGTCGTCATCAACGACCCGCAATATGGTGGCCTACCTCGCGTATGCCCGCACATGCTGGTCAAATTTTCAGATGGCTCCGTTTCCTCCGGGAGCGAAGACGGAATGTGAGCATCTTCCTGTGTGTCACAAGATCTCGTTAAGCAAACCAATGTATATGGACGTCAAAGCGACATCTATAGGCAAATGTTTTCGAGACAACGTGGCCGTTAATGCTATATTAAAGGAGACCTCCGCACCAACAAAGCGCGTCGGCGATATTTTATCCACGCAGACGAAGTCAGGATTTATTCCCGAGTTGTTGATTCGGAACTACAGTGATGTGATTACACACGCAGGCTTACCGCAACATACCGTTCCGGATGAGATTCGTGGGCTCTTATCAAGAGCGACATCACGCATCCTCGATAGATGGAAGCTCCATTCGATTCTGAGATCCGAAAGACCAGATTCAGTGCCTTACCATCCTCGAGCCTTGGCAGGAGTCAAGTACACTGGACACAAGGAGCAAAACTTCGAGAAAGCGACGAAAGCGCGCATTTCATATGAGGAACATTTCCTCACCGATGGTTTCAGCCTCCGCAAGTCCACTGCATTTGCACTGCTTTGCAGACTCCAGGTTTCTTCGGTTGACAATCCGAAACATAGACCAGTAGCTGCAGACACGTTCCATAGGTATCTACAGGACGGGATCGCATGTTCACCATGGTATAGAGCTTTGAAGTATGAAAATATTCCATGCTCATTCGGGTACAATCTCGAAGACCAGGCGAAGGTACGCGATCGATTACTGACCATGCACGGCTCGGCCAATTTTGAGCTTGTCGCGGACTTTCCAGGGTTCGATTTCGGCAAGTTGCAAGACCGAGGTCTCCCCACATCTCGATTCCTTAACGGAGTTCGAAGCTGGGAGATCAGACTAGCGTTTATGATTCTCTCTCAACCATTTGAGACGGATGATACGGATGCTACGTTGTCGCTCGTGATGGGACAGGCGTACGTGACGTTCAAGAAGATCTGTTACAGGCGTGATTTATACATCTTTACCGAGACGATGCCCTCCGGCACGTATTGGGTATATCTGATTGATTCAATTATTTGTGACATCAGAATTGAGATGGTATCCATCAGCCTTGGCGATCCACTGAGCGCACGCATCGTTGGAGGAGACGACAGCTATACCGCTATGTGTATCCAGTGCTTTGTGCTGGACCGAGCCAATTTGCCATTAGCCGCAATAGGCACCGAGTTAGCTGCTCCCCCTAAAACACAGATCCGATTCACCGACGATTATCAGACCCATGGACTCAAGTTTCATGGACACAAGACGCTCAACGAGTCGCCCTTTCGCGAGGACGATGACGTGATTGCTTCATGTGTTCTTTTGGAACGCGAAGACAACGATGATATTGAAGTATGCGTAGGCAGACTCAAGGCGATTTGGATCGATGCTGGCCGCCGCCCTGCTTGGTTACACCGAGTATGGCTGCAGTTAGAGAGAGATTGTGGACGAACCGTCGACCCCGATTTCTTTTGGCACGAACGTATGTGGCATGCCCCTCTTCTCCTGAG